CCAGGTCTTTCCTGAGCCGAAGCCAGCAACAAATGCGCGAAACTTGTGGGGCAACAGAAGGAACTGCGACTGCGGAACGTTAAGGCTCGGCATTCGGCTTCCTCGCATCCACCACATCCACCTGGATACGGGTCGGGATCGCCGGCTCGTCGTCAGGCTCGTCTTTCCGGTTGCGGTTGACGTAGATGTCGCCGACTTCCTTCGCAGCCTGCTCGAGGATCTGCATGGCCAGGCCGATGTTCTTCATCGTTTCGGCCCTTTCGACAAACCTGCCAAGGGCTCGAAGCCGGAATGCTCTGTTAGCGATCGGGATTTCGGCTGTCTCTTCACGAAATCGCTTACGGGTGTCGTTGAATAGGGTCTGCCACTTCACATGCAGGTTGCGGCCTGCGTATTTCGTCGGGTCGTACGCTTCGCACTGTTGGCGTGTGACATCGAGACCGAATCGCTCTTTGACCGACGCAACAACTTGCGATGGCGTGTCAAAGCAGGCGAGTGCCTGTACTACAAAGGCTTTCACCTCGTCTCTGAGTGCGGCCATAGATGGGCATCCGTCAATGTACTGTCAAAGTCAGGCCGACTTGAGCAGACAGGTTCCGCAGGCCCTCGCAATGTTCAATTTCCCCACCTCGGCGGGCTTGTTTACTGCATCCACCATCAACTGGACGTCAGGGCTCGCACCATAGCGGCGGACCACTCCGACAAACTCTTCCACGTCGTGGCCCTGCAGCTTGATCTTCGGTGCGCCGTCCTGGGTGAATGCCGGCTGACCGTACTTGTCGGTGGCGTGAGCCAGGTGATACAGCTCGTGCTCGATCAGGGCGCAGAACTCGAGGTCGCTGCACTGGGCGCAGTAGTCGGCGGCCAGCGTGATGATGAAAGCCGGCACTTCGCCGAACCAATCACGCATCTGTTGCTCCATCCGGGCTTTCTGCCAACCACCGGCGCGGAACGCTACTTGCTCGGCTTGGCCAAGCACTGTGCGGCCCTGCTTCTCGAAGGCTGAAGAGGCCCACATGACCCGGATGTCTGCATCCATTAGGTGGGCATGGTCTTCGTTGTGAATGCTGCCGGTGTCGGCGAGGATCTCGGCTTGGAGCCATTCCCAAACCTCAGGCGCCGGCACCAGGCGAATGCCGAAGCTCGAAAGCTCAGACAGTTCGAGCAGCGACTCCGGCGGCATCGGCCTGTTCATAGCTCACCTTGCACTTGTAATGATGGCTGGATGCCGGTATTGGTAACGATCAAATCAACGCAAGGAAGAACCCATGGCAATAGCTATCGATAAGCTCACTGAACTCGGCGGTCATCGCTACAGCTCGCTACCAGATGAGCAAAAGCGAGCCCTAGCAGTAGCGGCGGCTCTTGAGGTGATCTGCTCCAAGGCCTCGGGCGGAGATACCACAAGCCTAAACGTCGAATTCGATAACCTTTCGACGTATGCAGACCACGTTCAAGAAGCCTTGAAAGTGAAGTGATCCATCCGTGTCGCACTCACCTGCGGCACATCTCCCAATTAACGACCTGCCCTTCTTTGTGATTTAGCCTCGAAATGAATGGCTGGCCTAGCAAGATTCGCATTCCCCAATGAAAAAAGTAGCCCCAACGCAACAGGCTAATCATCCTGAAAAAAAACCTCGAATACTCCTAAAAGCTATCGCTACCTTCGGCGCAGGCCTGATAGCCGCTGTGCCACTTTTTCATCTCGTGGGTTACGGCGCCGAAAAGTTAGTAGGCTTCGGAAAGATTCAATCGACCGTCGAGGTGCAAGCTAAGCTGATCGCCGAACTGCAAGTTGAGAAGAAGACCCTTTCGGAAAAAGCTGATCAACTACAGACCAAATCGCATGACCTAGAGTTGAAGCTGAACAGGTCCGACTCCAACCTAAATGCCGCGAACCAGCAACTGGCTCAGCTAACGAATCTGCTTGGGGAGTACAAAAATCTCAACTCTCAATTGGGCAACCGCGTAAAAGCCAATGACCCCTGTTTGGCAATACAGCGTGTGATTGCGGAGATTGAAGAAAAGCTGGCAGTCAATCCGCCATGGTCACATGCATTACAGGGAGAGCGCCGGGAAGAGGCCATGATTCAACTTGAAAAGCACCAACAATCGCTCAGATCTTGCCTGTCTCCCAGCACAAAACCTTAGCTCGATGGCTGTCGACTCGTAGTCTGGACGACAGCATTTTGATTGCCATTCAACTCACCATGATTCGCGTTTGTCCGTGTGCATGCCCATGCAGAAGTGATACGACCAACCCCTGAGGCAGGCCTGCATCCTTGGCAGCGTCAATCGCCTTGGAGATGGCCCTATCCAGCTCTGTAATCGCCTGATTGATGGCGGGACTCAGCGGTAACGCATGATGCAGGCGAGTGACGTTGCTCATGCCCTTCTCCCGTGTCGCGACACAATTTGCTGATTCGCGAAACGTGTCGCGACCTACTCAGGCTTACGGCTCGGCAACTTGAAGTCCGTCACTCGGTCAGCGATGTTGCGGATCTTCTCCACGCCTAGGAACCCAACCCAGCCACCGGCAAAGGTGGCCATGCTCTGAGGTAGACCGAAGAAATCCAGCCCGCTGATGATGGTCAGTGTCAGGCCGCCGCAGATAGCACCCTCCACGATCATCTGGCGCCTTGATCCGCCGCCGTAGGTGATTCGCAGGACAGCCATGGCGCAGGACAGCCCAGCAGCGAAGAGGATCGGCGAATGCTGGCTCAACCACGCAAGCGCTATCGCCCAGGTGTCTGGTTTGTCTGGCATGTTGGACATCTCGGTTCCTCCCCGTCAGGGAGTTGGGAATGTGGCAGGCCTATACCTGCGGATTTGAATCAGCCCCAGCTGCACTCCCGGCTCAGAGCAATGGGTGTGGGGAGCCGAAGACGAAAAAGGCCCCCGCATGTGCAGAGGCCCTGAATAGGTGCGCTCGTCTTTCCGAGCTGTCTGCCAAAGGCCTTCTCAAAGTCGACGCCCTATTGCATCGATCTCGCTGGTCCAGTCTCGCGCCACCCTGCAAGCATGTGAGGTCAGGGTGCGGGGCTGCCGGTGTTGATTCCGTACGTCGCACTATCCGGCTATCGAGTCCAAGCTTTCCGTGAGGCTGCCCTGGTTGCAGGTAAAATTAAAGGAATAAAAAACCCGCTCTTGGCGGGTTGTGGTGTTATTTGATTGCCAGGTGACTAATGGTGCCGCCGATTGCTGGAATTTATCTTCCGAGAGCAGGCTTCCAAAGCGGAGCGACTTTAAGCGGTCCAATCTTTTGATAACTCATTTCAGTTAAGGTCTTGACGTCGCGAATTGAGAAAGTATGGCCTATATAACCGTTCTGCAATTTCGACGTGAGCGCCTTATCTCCGTAGAACCCGAGGACAACCTCATCCTTTGTGCGCCAGTAGAAAGTCTCAAGCTCGGCATTTTTGGCACCATAAGCAGATACCATCCAACCCAAGATAAAGATGATCAACGCCAGCGCAGGGCACAACCGAGCAATTCGCCAAAACCTCTGGTCTCTGGTCTCTCCAGGTCTCGCGTCATCTTGGAGCTCGTTACCCATCTCCGGCGGCGCGGGCGGACTTTTGATCAATATAAAGAGTACTGCAACGGCAGCGACGCAAACCCAAAATATCTTCCAGCCCACGCCATTAACCAGAGTTATCAGTAAAAGAGCGAACAGCCCAACGATGTGCAAAGCCGCATAAGCTCGGTGGATGCCTTTCAGCCATAAAAATCTCACGGAAAGAGCTACCACTGCCGCCATCGGAATCACCGATGGGTACGCTTTAAGGATCACATCGGCGAAACCAAAGGACCCCAACTGCAGGAAATCAACTGGCGCGTTGAAATATCCCAATCTCCCGATTTCATAGAGTGCAAGGACCCCATAGGAGAATGGGCCCAAGACTGCAACTAGTGAGACCAAGGTGGTGAATACTGGTACCTCGAATTTTTTTACGCTCACAAAAAAGCCCAACTTAGGCGGTTGGGCTTTTGCTGCACTCCTCAACGCGCGCAGGAATGACAGGATGAGTAAATATTGGCTCATTGGCTCACTGATAGTCAAGCGGCTTTTGTCCCAATGAGTTCGTCAGCATCCAATAAGGTTTGAGCACACAACAAAGCCTCATCAACTTCCCGTTCCAGGGCCTTGCGGATTTCGCGCCGCCACCGCTCCTGAGTCTTGATCGGATGGGGCTCGTCCGACCAGTTGTCCATCTCGTACCAGCCGGCGGGCAGGACATTGGTTGAACGCTTCCCGTCTACGCCGGCGAGCTTCGGCAGCGCCCAAGTCACGACAGCGCAATGCAGAAACCTCTCCGGCGCGGGTGAACGCATGACCTTGGTCAGCTCCGCAATCGCCGCATGCCTGCGCTCGGTGTGCGTGGAGTACTTCGCCACCAGTGCGCGCCAGTGGGCGGCAGACAGCGACTTGTGCAGCCGGCCGAACACCCAGCAGTCTTGGAGAAACGCCGCTTCCTTGCCGACGATCTCGCCCTTTTGCTTGGCGCATTGAACCTTTGGCTCAAAGTCGCAGCCGCCGGCGGAGTTGATGGTCTCGGCGGCCAACGCGCGAACCACTGCTGCTACTACGTTGCGATACGTCATGCTGCCGCCCTCCGAGCTATTTGCTGTTCACATTTTTTGCAGCGATCCCAGTTACCGGGTTCGAACATCGGCATCTTCTCTGTGCTCGCCGCTTTCACCCCGCAGAGCGAGCGCCAGAAATAAGCACGACCGTGGGTCGTGATTGCCGCAACGCCTTTCTCCTGGTTGAAGTAATGCGCTTTGCCAGTAATTGGAAACATCGGCTTGAGCCAGCCTTTCGACGGCCTGCTCGCACCACCAGTTATTTGCGCAATTTGCGTCATGCCGCTCTCCCCTTCAGTTCACGACTCAGCGCCCGGTAGTGCGCCTTGATGTCCTTGATTTCTTCGACGGTGTACTTGCGGGGCTCATGAGGCCCTTCGAGCCAAGCCACGGTTTCGGCCCCGATGCGGTGCACCAGCCGGATGCGGTACTCGACAGCGTTACCGGACAGGTTGCGGTTGCACTTCACGCACTGGCGGTGGATGTTCAGCGGCTCGAAACGCAGCTCAGGACAGGCCCCAACAGAGCGGTAATGCCCGGCGTCCCAGCGGCTGCCCGTCATGAGGTCGTTGTCGTTGGGCAGCGAGTCGCAGCTGATGCACGGAAGGTGCGCGTCACGCAGGCGCACATACTCGTTCACCGCGGTCTGAGCCTCACGGAGGTGATCCGCCCTGCTCTTCAGCCTCTCCTTGCGGACCTTGATCTCGCGACGGTCGCGCTGGGCGATGGCCTTCTTCGCCTTCTGCTCATTCCGGGGTGCGTCCTTGAGCGCGCAGGATGGGCTGCAAACTGCCTGACCCATGCGCGCAGGGACGAATGAGGCGCCGCAGGTTTCGACGCGGCATTTCTTCGGGCGAGACTTCCTTGCTGTGAGACTCATGCAGCCTCCTGGCTCAGCAGGTCAT